ATGTATTGACCCAGGCTATGTTGGTTTAGCTTCACTACGTCCTTTAAGCAAAGAAGAACTTGCTAAGACTGGTGACTCAACTAAATACCTATTGACAGCAGAGTACGCACTTGTGGTTCAAAACCCAAATGCACATGCTAAAATTCAAAACGTAGGTGTTTAGTAATTAGATATGATATAATCGAGGGAGTTAATTCTCCCTCTTTTGTATTTAATTATGCCAATATTATTTGACCACAATAGCGTAACAGGTGTAAGTCAGTACTTTGACTACGACCCTGCTAAAGATACATACTACCTAACTAGCACACAAGATATTAGTGGCATGTTAGACCAGATTAAACAGTCCAGAGATAACCCTGAAGTTTGGAACAAAGGTGTTAAACAAGAATGGGCGCACTTTGCTAGTATTCCACCTGTAGTAGAAATGCAGTTAAAGCAAAAGGGTATAGACATGTATAACCCTAACCAAACAAAAGAACTGATAAAAGAAATAAACGAAAACTATCCATATCTTAAACTGACAACAAAACGTGGATAAAGAAGCAAGATTAAAAGAATTAGTTAAGTCTTTTTTTGAAGACTATTTAGACTATACTGAAGTGTCAGATAGTGATAAAGAGTTTCATCCTATATACATTTCATCTTGCAGAGCATTAATGACTCAAGAATTAGCTAAAGTATTAAAAGAGATGAGAGAGTTATCAGGTGCTAAACATGGCTAAAGCTCAACTAAAAGTATTGCGTGTCAAAGAAGATGGCGATACATGGCATATAACCGTAGATACCAATGAAGAAGGTCGTAGAGTTCTTATGCAAGCTGGTATAGATGTAGCCTTAAAGAATATGGTAGAAGATAATATAGATAAACTATCATGGTGGCAACACTTTAAATACGCTTGGAAGTGTTCTATAAACAAGAACAAACGTAGCTAAAAGTAGAACAATAGTCGCAACTTATTTGCATATTTATATAAAAAAGTCGTAAAAGGTTAAAAATGACTTGGAATTATAGAATCATTAAACGTAAGTGCAAAGAAACAGATGAAGTCTATTACGGATTAAATGAAGTCTTTTATAAAAAGACAGGTGAGTTACTAGCATTTAGTGATGAAGATGACATTGTAGGTGATAGCCCACAAGAGATAGTAGAAGTATTATATATGATGTTAGCAGACGCTAAAAAAGATAGACCCATACTAACAGAAGAAGACTTTGGATAAAGAAGAATTAAAGAACGTACAGTTAGCAATACATGACCTTATACAGAAAGAAGAGTATGAGGTAGCATTACCTATTATTAACGAAGTCTTAATGGTATATCCTAATGATGCAGCTACATTACATTTCCTAGGATACATCTGGTTAATGGGTGATAAACCTGCATTTGCATATCAGTTATTCCGTAGGTCATTACAAGAGTCTCCTAGCAATAAAGCATTATGGACATCTCTAGGTCGTGCATGTCACGAAATGGATATGTTTGAAGAAGCTATTAAATACTTTTTAAAGTCAGCAGAACTAGACCCTAACTATGCACTAGCTTATGCCAACGCTTCAGCTTCACTTGTTCAGATGTCTAAATGGGATGATGCAGAGAAGTCTGCAAAGATGGCTTTAGAATGCAATCCTAACGAGCTACACGCACAATTAAACCTAGCCCATAGTTACCTAGCCAAAGGTGAATGGGAACAAGGATGGAAAGAATGGGATAAGTCACTCGGTGGCAAGTTCCGTAAAGAATTAGTTTATAAAGACGAAGTAAGATGGGATGGCTCATCCGGTAAAGACTTAGTTATCTATGGTGAACAAGGTTTAGGTGATGAGATATTCTATGCTTCATGTATACCAGACGCTATAGCTATTAGTAACAAAGTCTACATAGACTGTGATGAAAGATTAGAAACGCTATTTAAACGTAGCTTCCCTAATGCAGAAGTTCATGGAACACGTAAGGCAAATGAGGTTGATTGGGTAAATGACGCTAATATTAATGCAAGATGCGCAATTGGTGGAATACCTCAGTTTTTCAGGACAACAAATAAATCTTTTCCTGGCACTCCTTTTCTAGTACCTGATACAGATAAGGTTGAAATGTGGAAGTCCATGTTTAAACCATGGGGTAAAACAGTTATAGGCATTACTACTAAAGGTGGTACGTTTAGAACAAACTCTAAAGGTCGTGTTCTTACAGAAGAAGACTTACAGCCACTATTAAGACGCAAAGACATACAGTTAGTTAGCTTAGATTATAGCGTAGAACGCAAAATTGAAGGTGTTAAGTACTTTGAATTAGCATCTGACGCAAAAGATTATGATGATACAGCAGCTCTTATAGGAGCTTGTGATATGGTTTTAGGGGTAAATACTACAGCTTTACATTGTAGTGCCGCTATGGGCGTTAAAACATGGTGCTTAGTACCTAAATATCACCAATGGAGATATGCTCAAGTAAGTATGCCATGGTATAGACACATGAGACTATTCTACCAAGACGATAGAACATGGAAAGAAGTAGTACAAAACGCATCTAGTCAGCTATGAAATTAGCAGGCAACATTTATTTACCAGATAGTGATGAGTTCTTTGTCAACTACTTTAAATTAGATGATGTATTTGAAAGAAAATCACTAGATATTGCAATAGAACATGTAAAGAAATGGGATGTTGCAGTAGATGGTGGTGCACATGTAGGTAGTTGGTCTAGGTTTCTATGTGATAAGTTTAACTTAGTTGCATCTTTTGAGCCTAACCCTGATAATTTTGAATGTTTAGTAGCAAATACTAAGAACAAAAACAACATTATACTGTCTAAGTTTGGTCTGTACGACATTCACCAAGAATTTGCACTAAAGAGTGGTAATAACACAGGTTGTTGGCACTTATCTGAAGGTAAGGGTATAAAAGTAATGCCAATGCCTGACTTCGGTGCATTAGATTTCTTAAAACTAGACGTAGAAGGTTTTGAACACAATGCCATTATAGGCATGATAGACCAGATTAGACGTTATAGACCTGTGATTGTGATAGAAGAAAAAAGTCTAGCACATAAACCACTAACATACGAAGCAAGACATCTATTAGAAAGCATTGGCTATAAAGAAGTAGGTCAAGCACATAAGGATATAATCTTTGCTTAACATAACATTTCTTCATGTAGGTAAAGATGTAGATATGCCTACAAAAATGGTAGCTTCTGTAAAAGAAGTCATGCCAACTGCAAACATAGTTCAATTATCAGATATGAATACGCCAATTATAAAAGGCGTAAATACTATTATTCGTAAAGAATATAACGGTCTTATCATGTTATTTAGATTAGAACATCTAGCTTCACTCAGAGGCAATTGGGTAACACTAGATACAGACATGATAATTAAAAAAGACTTATCTCATGTATTTAATCAAGACTTTGACGTAGCTTTAACAAGACGTTATGGCTCTATCATGGATGCAGAAGGTAATGATGTAGTTAAGCTCATGCCATACAATGCAGGTGTTATGTTTTCTAAGAACCATGAGTTTTGGATAGAAGCATTAAACAAATTAAAGAGTCTTGATAGAAAAGCACACGAATGGTATGGAGACCAATTAGCTATTAAGCTAATGGCAGATGCAGATAACTATAAAGTATTAGAACTATCTTGTGATGAATATAACTACACTCCAAAAGATAAAGAAGAACGTAAAGATGTATATGTTTATCATTTTAAAGGTCAGCGTAAAGACTGGATGATGAACGGACAATATTAAAGGATATTAAATGGCATTTACAAACTATACCAGTTTCGTGACTGTGGTACAGAATTACCTTGCACGAACAGATTTAAGCGCACAGATACCTGACTTCATTCAGATGGCACAATATAGAATGACACGTGACCTTAAAACTGAAAAGATGTTAAAGGTTGCAACTGCAACATCTACAGGTGGTGATGGAACTATTTCATTCCCTACAGATTTTTTAGAGATTAGAGATATTCATATTAAAGGTAATCCACCGATAAGATTAGAATATCAAACACCTGACTTATTTTTCCGTAATGGTCAAACAACATTATCAGGTTTACCACATTACTACACAATGTTAGGTACAGAATTTCAGTTTGCTCCAATATTTGACTCAACTATGACTGTTCAAATTCTTTACTATGCTCAACCTACATTTATTTCTACAATAACATCAAGTAACTTGTATTTAGCAAATTATCCTGATGCTTTATTGTATGCAACATTGGCTGAAGCAGAACCATATTTAATGAATGACGCAAGAACAGCAACATGGTCATCATTATATGACCGAGCAATAGCAAACATTAAGACAAACGATTTGGGTAGCACATATCCATATACTTCACTAAACGTAACACCACGATAAGGAAATCATCATGGCAGAAATGAGTAATTACTTAGAGAACGCACTTTTAAATGGCACTCTAAATGCAACCACTTTTACAGCACCAGCAGCAGTTTATGTAGCTTTATACACAACAGACCCTACAGACGCTAACACAGGTACAGAAGTTAGCACATCTGGTACTGGCTACTCTAGAACTGCAGTTACATTTGCAACTGCATCTGGTACATCTGGTTCTGTAGCTTCTAATGCAGACTGCACATTCCCACAAGCTACAAGCTCATGGGGTACTGTAGGTTGGATTGGTATTATGGACGCTTCAACTGCTGGTAATCTTTTATACCATACAGCATTAGACGTAAGCAAAACTATTGACTCTGGCGATATTTTTAAAATCGCATCAGCTTCATTGACAGTAACATTAGCTTAGGGGTAAAACATGGCTCTAGTCGTTAAAGACAGGGTACGTGAGAATAGTACAACCACAGGCACAGGAACATTTACCCTTTCAGGTGCAGTTTCTGGCTTCCAAACATTCTCAAGTGCTATAGGTAATACCAACACTACCTATTATAGTATTGTCAATAATACAGAATGGGAAGTGGGTATCGGAACGGTTGGAGCAGGAACATTAGCTAGAGATACAGTATTATCTTCATCTACTGGAAGTAAAATATCATTTACATCAGGTACTAAAGATGTATTTTGTACTTACCCTGCTGGTCAATCTATTTATTATAATGACTCAACTAAAGTAGCAGTAACTGGCGGAGCTATTTGGGAAAATACAAATACTATTGCTTCAAGCTACACCATTTCAACAAATACCAATGCTATGAGTGCAGGTACAGTTACCATTAATAGTGGAGTAACTGTTACAGTCCCAACTGGAAGCAGATGGGTAATCGTTTAGGAAAATACTATGCCAAAAAATAAAATTAGCGAATGGAGTTCTACTCCTTCCAGCAATACAGATGTAGGTGGGATTAACATTGCAGAAGGTATGGCACCAAGTGATGTAAATAATGCTATACGTGAGATAATGGCTCAAGTTAAAGACCAACAAGTTGGCACAGATGGTGATAACTTTACAGTTGGTGGAAACTTAGCTGTTACAGGCACTACAACAATAACAGGCGCTACCACAATAACAGGAAATGCTATTGCATCTGCAAATTTAACTGTCAATGGTACGTTAGCAATTAATGGCGGTCTTACAACAGATGATGAAATTTCTATTGCAAATAAATTAGCTATATCAAGAACAAACTTTGTAGGTACAGGTGCAATTGCAGCAACTACACTTACCATTACTGTAGCAACAAGTGGTGCTTTATATATTGGTTCATTATTGACAGGTACAGGCGTTACTGACGGCACTACTATTACAGCATTTGTAACAGGCACAGGTGGCACAGGAACATATACTGTAAGCACTTCACAAACAGTATCTAGCACAGCCATTACAGGCACAGTAAATGATGCTACACTAGCAGTAACAGCTACAGATGCTATTCTTGTTCCTGTTGGCACAACCACACAAAGACCATCTACAGGTGTAGAAGGATATATACGTTATAATTCTACATTAGACCGCTTTGAAGGATATGCTAATGGTGCATGGGGTCAATTAGGTGCAGGTGCAACAGGCGGTGGTGCAGATAATGTATTTGTAGAAAATAGTTTAACAGTCACTACAGACTATACAATTACTGCTGGTAAATCAGCTTCATCTACAGGTGACATCACAATTAACTCTGGTGTTACAGTTACAGTTCCTAGCGGTTCACGCTGGGTTATTTTATAAGGAAAAATCATGGCAGGTACAGTCATAGCAGATAATTTACAAGCGGCTTCTACAAGTACGCTTGTAATTAAAAATGGTGTAGCAAGCACACCGCCAACTATTCAAGATAGTGCAGGAACAGAAATAGGCACATTTTGTCGTGCTTGGGTAAACTTTGATGGCACAGGCACATTTAGCCCAAACCCTAGCACAACTAAAATTAGAGCTTCGTTTAATGTAAGTTCTATTACTGATAATGGTACAGGTAGTTACACAATTAATCTAACAACAGCAATGCCAGATACAAACTATGCTGGTCTTATTTCATCAAGCGGAGGTCAAGCATTTTTACTGTCAACTGGTACAAACCCATGCACCACAACTACATTTAGAGTAGAGACTTCTAATTCTGCTGGAACACTCACAGATGCAACATATATTTCTGTTGCACTTTTTAAATAAAGGATAAAAAATGGACAAAAGAATAGTATATCAAAATGACGAAGGCGGAATTAGCATTATAGTTCCAGCAGACTGTGGTTTAACAATAGCAGAAATTGCTGCTAAAGATGTGCCACAAGGTAAAGAATATCACATTGTAGACGCATCTGAAATACCAACAGACAGAACTTTTAGAGGTGCATGGACATGGGAATAACAATTAATTTTGAGAAGGCTCAAGCAATTATTAAAGACAAACTTCGTGCTGAACGCACTCCATTACTAGAAGCTCAAGACGTAGCATTCCAACGTGCTTTAGAAAATAGTAGCGATACAAGTGCTATTGTAGCTGAAAAACAAAGACTTCGTGATATTACAAACCAAGTAGACACAGCAACAACATTAGATGAACTACTTACTTTAAACTGTGATAAGCCTGTAGAGCCAGTCGTTGAACCTGTAGCTGAACCTGTAGCTGAACCTACAGTAGAAGGAGAAAATTTATGAGTAGCGTGATTTTGACGGGTGATACGAGTGGTACATTAACCGTATCAGCACCATTAGTAGCAGGAAGCAATACAGTTACCTTACCAGCAGCGACAGGTACAATTAGCTTATTAACACAAGCTACATCAGTAAGTGCTAGTGGTACTTCTGTAGATTTTACAGGCATCCCTAGCTGGGCTAAACGCATTACTGTAATGTTGGCTGGGGTTTCAGGAAGTGGAACTAGCGTTATTTTATTTCAACTTGGTGATTCTGGCGGTATTGAAAATACTGGGTATGTATCAACAGGTTCAAGAATTGCTACTGGTACAGCAGCATCTACTGATTTTACTGCTGGATTTGGATTAGGAACTTCAAGTGCTGCGAATGAAGGAAAGCATGGAAGTGTAACTTTTTGTTTAGTTGGTTCAAATACTTGGGTTGCTAGTGGTGTTATGACAGTTTCTACTTCTGGATATAGTGGATTTGTTTCAGGTTCAAAAACATTATCAGACACACTTACACAAGTCCGTATCACTACAGTAAACGGTACAGACACTTTTGACGCTGGCTCAATTAACATTATGTATGAAGGATAAATTATGAGTATAATTTTAAACGGTTCAGCAGGAGTTACGACTAACTCTGGTGCTGTATATGACGGTATTTCTCGTGGGACTTCTGTAACAGCATCTGGAACAAGTGTTGACTTTACGTCTATTCCTTCATGGGTTAAGCGTATTACGGTGATGTTTAGCGGGGTGAGTACAAGTGGAACAAGTAATCCTTTAATTCAAATAGGTGCTGGTAGCGTTACAACTTCTGGTTATTTGGGTGCAGGCGGTAACATGACTAGTGGTGTTGCGGTACAAAACTTTACTGCTGGTTTTGGTTTGTGGGGGTCAGCTAACTGGACAGCCGCTAATACTTTACATGGTGGTTTGGTAATTACAAACATTTCTGGAAATAACTGGACATCTTTTGGAAGTTTTGGACTTTCTAGTGGAGGTACTGTGGGAATAACCTCTGGTTCTTTATCTCTTGGAGGAACACTAGACCGTGTTCGCATTACCACAGTCAACGGCACAGACACCTTTGATGCAGGTTCTATAAATATTATTTACGAATAGGATAACCTATGTTCGGAATTGCTAGTTTTTCACAAGTAGCATTTAGCTCACTAGCAAGCGGTGTTGTACTAGGCACAGCTTCTATTACTGCTGATGCTACCGTTACTGCTGATGCTTTAAGAATAAGAACAAACTCTGCTGCTATTACAGCAGATGCAACTGTAACAAGTAGTGCCATTCGCACAAGAACTTCATCAGGAAGCATTAACGGCAACGCTTTAGTATCTGCCTATGCTTATGCAATTAGAGAGGCTTCTGGAGCTATTACAGGCTTTGCAACAGTATCTAGTGGCTCAGTAGTCATTAAGACTTCTAGTGGCTCTATTACTGGTTTTGCAACTGTAACTGCTGATGCTCAAAAATTTGTTGTTGGTACTGCATCAATATTTGCTGATGCTACTGTTACAGCTAACGGTGGTATTCAGTATGCAGGTGAAGGTCACATTACTTGCGACACTACAGTTACTTGCAATGCTTCATCTATATGGGATGGTACAAGTTCTATTGTAGGTACAGCAACAATTATTGCTAAAGGCACTATTTTAGGTGAAGAGTGGTCAGATACC